TTTACCAGCAATGGCCGCGAAACGAGACGCTAGTTTACTTTCTAGCGTTGCCATGCGCGACATCATGGCAGAGGATGGAGACTTCTTCTTCATCTTCGGTGGCATTTTCTAATCAATCCGCAGCAAAAGATTAGACAAGGAAAGTTGGACGTGAAGTCAACAACAGAAGGGGGAAAAGGAGCGAAAACGGGAATAATATGGCGTTTTCTAACTTACGCGCCGTGCCCTCAGGGGCAGCCCTGAGGGCCGGACACGCGCTCCTCCTTCTAACATCACACTACTTCCATATTTTAGGTAGTGGAGCAAGTGGGTGTCCTCTGTGTTTACCAGGGCTTGGAACCTGCATCGTTAGCACACAACAATGGCCACATTACACCCTGGAAAAGGGCCACCAAGTGGTCACCTATCCAGGGCGAGGACACCCATCCTAATTATCCCAAACGGAACTGGCGACAGCATGACCATTGTCAGTGCTATCGTCACTCGTGCCAAGCACAGAGTAAACGCCCTTTTCATGAGACTCAGGACGTTTTGTTCCGAAACGCGTAGTTAACGCTGCCGTAAGGCGGGAATAGCCAGCAACCAATAGAGAGGGCTGGCTCACGGTAGAGGAATACTTCTCCTCGTCTACCGGCATCTCATCTGCACGCCGATCCTCGGCTACGCCATCAACGACCATCGCATTATGGAATTTGGCCATTGTAACAATGCAGGGTAATGCTACCACGGAAGCAAGGAGTTTCTTATACTCCTCTTCATCAGCACGCGTAAGGCCATACAAGATCTCTACCATACGGTAGGTCTCATCTGAAGCCTCATGTGTAGCAACAGCGTGTGCGTTGTGGTACTTCGAACGTAGAAGTTCCTTGGTAAACACCTCCTGCCCACTAAAGTTCTGAGTGAGTTCAAGATTCCTGGCCCACATGGGACCAAGAAAAGGGACAAACCAACAGTCGCGTCTCTTGCCAATGGCGTCAGCACGAAGCATACGCTCAACAGGAATGTTGGATGGAGCATCAACATACCAGGCAGATTTCGCAAGACCGCGGCCCACGCCGGGAGCGAGCACGCAACCATCTTTCACAGGATAGAAGCGCGCAGAGCAAAAGGAAGCATTGAAACGAGCATTGGGACCAACATGAAGTTTAGGTTCCAGCTCAAGACCAAGTGACTTTAGTAAATGCACAAGGCCCTCAACATTGGGTCCAAGGGACGCCAAGAAGGATTCAGGAGCAACCAAGAGGTTATCATCACCAAGGGCCAACATGGCCAAGTGAAAATTTTCTTTTAGCTCATTATAACTCATGAGACGCATACCATCTCCGATGGTAGCTTCATGAAAAGCTAAACAGAACATGATGGCAAGTCCCTGCAGTAAAGTATTACCACAGCTGGTGTTGTGATCACCAGAATGTCTTCCGCCATCAACCTCATACTTTGTTTTCCACTTGTCCTGACCACGAGTAAGTATGCACGCCATGAAGGCAGCAAACTCACGCTCAGAGCAGCCACACCATCGGTAGATGTCGGCCTCGAGTTCAAGAAAAAAGCGGTGGATAGTGGAGTCAAAGCGGGCGAAATCGCCCTCGACGAGTCCATAACCCGGACAAGCTTCTAGTGACCGCTCAAAAGCAGCGCCAATTTCCTCGGCAGTAGCACCAGAAGTATACATAAGTCCACTAGCGTTGGTCACACTCCAAACCTTCTTGAGATGGCCGGAAAATGACTTACAGAAACGCCCAGTGACCACATTGTGGATTGGGGAGCCAGACTGAATACCCCGGGGGGCCAGCTTGACTACTCCATCAATTGTGGATTTTGGCAAAGACTCAATCTTGGTAAACATGCCACGCATATGAATGCGTTCTGGGAGGAAGTTATCATCCGTCAGAACACTACGTAAAGCAATGCTATGTTGTTCCCGCTGAGACTTGGAATATGAAGAATTCCAATCATCAAAAGACATGCGGTGGACACAGCCAGGATAGAGACCAAGCTCTGGGAGATTCTGAAACACCCAGTGCCTGAAAAGGCCCCAAAACTGCTCATCTACTTCACCACGGCCTTTCGGCCCGCATTTGGTTATGCGTTCGCGGATGGCAGAGTACGACGAATGAGCAGTATTGGAAGGAACAACCGGGATGGATAGATCAGTAACTATCCCAGCAGGCATTAACGGCATGCACTGCTGCCAAGTCAGGGGCGTTACTTCACGCAAAATCCCATTCTTGGATCGCTCGGCTACTAAAGATGCACTCGCACTGGCGTTACCAGGTCGAACATGCGGCGCATCAGTGGCTTCCTTGGACGCGTGCAAATCCCGCACTTCCACTTTTGCAGTGGGGTCCATAGGTAAGGTATTCAACTCGTCAATAGTCTTGACAGGGTCAGTAGCAGGCAGCTGGGTGCCCCTTGGCAAGGGGATAACAGCAGTGCGTGGTACATTAGACGAACGAGTTGCCCGATAGTCTGCAAAAGGATCAGCAGACTTAGCCGTGCGCGAGGAGACAACTCCCGCAACAGCAGCAGCAAGGCCGGTGGCAGCAAGGGCAACACCAGTGACTGGCCCCAGTGCGACACCAGCAGCATGAACTGCAGCACCAACAACTGTGGCAAGCACACCACTGCCAGTAACGGCAGCGGCCAATTCGAGAGGGGTCCAGACCCATTTGAACTTTCGGCTCAGAGCGGACTCATGAGCATCAATCAAACCACGAGCAGGTTTAATAAGGCCATGCATGATGCCGACCTCGAAAGACACGTCTTGAATGAATGCCAAATTACAGACAGCAAACAAACAACTGGACAACAAGTGAGGCGGAATGTTGTAGGCTGAGGCCTTGAATTTGGCCCAGGCTACAAGATTTCTAAAGTTGTCTGGCGAACGAATCTGACCAGCACACCTCACTGCACATTCCGAGACGAAACCCTTGGGGCACATCATGTCGATACGAGACGAAGTCTTGTATACAAACACGAACGAGCCCCAGGAGTAGACACTAACGTCAGGGATAGGGATGGCGTCACCATTGACAGCCAACTTCGCCTTCTCATTAAGAGCGCTCATGCTCACAGATCCATAATGATTAGGATCGAGCATGGCAGCTGAGAAAGAGACCTCCGTGCTCTTGGAGGCCTCAACCATGCGCGGTGTAAAATGGAACACATACACAGCATGGTAGGGGAAGGAAGTAAGCTTGGACCAGCATAATGTACCGAGACGAACGCCATCTCTTAACACCGGCGCAGTATTACTACGCATCCAAGATAAATTTGAGTGCACATAAGCATGGCTGTTACCCTTGACCGTCATTGAAACAGTCTCGAGACCCAGCTGCTGATAATGCGCTTCGCCATCGGCGAAACTCCCATATGCATCGGGAAACTCGTGGCAAACAGCCACCATCGACTTTGTTTCACTTCTCAGGCAAAGCTCAGCCACATCAGACTCACTTAAATAATATAATGAGTCAACAGAGAGGTATACTCCAGGAGTCGGAACACATGTACACTCTTGAGCAGTGTGTGTACACGTTTTCTTGGACATGCGATGATTTAAGGAACGAAGAACATCTGCACTATCCAGAATTGGGTTGCAACTGTGAACATCACGACGAGCCTTACGACTATGTCGGGATGAGTTGCCGCCCACATCCACCACCATGCCTGTAGCGCCAATATCACGACGCAACTTCAGGCAATGCTGGTAGGCTACTTCCTCTGCCATCTCACGTTCCATGTTCAAAATGGGATGGTCATGTGTTAGCACTTCGCCCTGAGTCTTGGGCACAAAACACACATGAGGGTACACACGCTTTAAAGTGTTCTGCGTGGACTCAGAAAGGAAGAGACCTGTCTCAAAGCGTTGCAAACGCTGAAACAAGTTTCCCACTTTCTTTACATAACCAGTTCCTGACTGGACAGCACTAGAAGTATGCTCCTCGTGTTGGGCCTTGGCAACGGCCGCGAGGACTTCTTCCTGCTGTTTTGCACGGTTTTCTTCAGGAGATAATTTCTTCGGCTCAGGAGCCGGAGGGGGAACTTCCTTCCCTTTCTTATCATCCCTAGGCGGCTGGGTATTACCACCATCCTGTTTTGGTCTCACAGGAAGTCCGAGTGCATGGTTTCCCAAACACCCATCCCCACGCTCACAACTGCCGAACATCCACCAAGCAGAACAGACACCAGGAGGTTTTTCCTCCTTCTTTCTGCCCTTAATCTTGTGTGGACCCTTCCGGCCAGGCGGTGACTTAACATCTTTGGAAACCATCACGGCAACCAAAGTCCAACAATCA